CGGTCAAGCTGTTTGTCAGATATGGCGCATCGAACGCCGCATCAGTGCCAAGCGAACCAACAATCTTGTCTTTCGGCATATTGCTTGCGTCCATTTCCCAGTGGTCAAGAGACAAGGGCAAGCCGTTAAACGTATCAGCCGCCTTTTCAATTTCCTCGGCTGGCCGGTAAATCTGATATATTGCCTTAGGCTTCAAGCCAAGATCTCGCCAGTTTGGGATTGTGTCGCCGACGTATGGGACGACCTGCTCTTTTGTAATATTGCTCGTTGAAACGTGCAAATATCCGTTTTCGTCGAATGTTCGCGCCGTTTCTAATGGCGAAGTATCAAAAATCATGGTTTCACCTTCTTAATTAGTACTTTTTACCTATTAACATAAATATGTTTTTATGCGATAATATCAACAAAGAAAGGAGTGATTGCATGAAGCGAACCACAATAGACTTGCCCGACGAGGTGACGCTACAGCTCAAACTGCACGCCGTACAAACGGGCAAGACGCTGAAAGAGGTTATTACAGAAGCGATCAAGGCATATCTTGAAAGGAGCGAAAAGAAATGAAGTTCAAAATCGCAGAACGCGCCGAAAAACATAACCCGTTTGAGAATTATGATTGGAGCGAAAAAACCATTGACGCAAAAGACATGACCGAAGCAAAGGCAATCGCGGAAGAGACGCGCCGCGAAGATTCGGAAGGGATTTGCATCTTGTGGAACAACCAGACTTTTGCGGAATGGAAGAAAGGGCAAGGCTGGGTCTACGACCTCGGCACGCCGAAGGAAAACATTTTTGAAGAGTTCGGGCTTTAAGAAATCAGCGCATAATAAAAGCACCTAATTTTTAGGTGCTTTTTTCTTTGCTTCTTATTTCTTTTATTTTTTCTTGGTGTTCCGTTTTATAGGGAGCATATACTTCCTTGAAAATCTGACTGGGTAGCATATTTTGGTATTTGTCTATCCATTCAACAGCGCTTTTTTTGTTTTCAAGGTCACGTTCAATTTTTCCGCGCAATTCTTTTGTATATGCCGTGATTTGTTTTTCTGCTGGTGTCTTTGCCTGTTTCTCCATTTGTTCCAAATGGGACACCTCATCGTAGTGCCCCATAACGCTGTCTATCTTCTCTTTTTTTATCCGCTCCGCCCATTTCTGCTGTTTTTCGCTACCGTCTGACCATTTCACGCCGCCACCCCCTGACGACATTTTACCACTTCCGCCGGAAGATTGCACGGACGATCCACCACCGCCCGACGAACCGCCGCCGCCCGCCGCATGAATTGGATAATGTTGACCGTCCTCATGCGTAGCCCAGCCGATAATTTCTGCTTCGTCGTTTACGGTCTTTTCTGGGCGTGCAAGTTCAACAAGCCGAAAGAACATTGATTTCCAGTTAGTCATTCGCCCACCTCCTTTAATATTTCCTCAATGCCTTGCTTGGGCATAAGAAAAGCGCCTTGCATTTGCAAGACGCTCTCGCGCTTCGTATTCTGTTATACTACTGAAACATTCACGACTATTGGCTTGTCTGTAGACAACGGAAGCACAGCGCCGCCTTTACGGTCAACGTGTTCTTGCACATCCCAGCTCCATGGTTCGCAACTATTAAACAATCCGCAAGTCCCGCCGTGGTTTTTCCAAAATAAAAGCTTTACAATACACCCACGGCATCCGTTTCGATTTCTTTCCTTGCAATAATCCTCCAAGTTTTTCAACGACGCAAGGGCTTTGACTTCTTCTTTGTCATCAAGATAAATTTTATCGTGAATTTCTTCCGCCATACTATCACCCCTTGCGTATAGTATTCGCCACTATTCCCCGATTTCCTGCAAGATTTCCTCAATGCCCGCCTCGGTTTCTTCCTCGCTTAATTGCGGGATAATAGGCCGACAAACGCAATAGCAGTTCACAAGCTCGGCGGGCTGTATGTTACGATTTACTTTTTCGTCCGGGTCAAAGCACCCCTCGCGAATGTCGTATTCTTGCCCGTCCATATCGTTGACGTGCGTTTCGCGGTACGTTTTTCCGCTTGCGGTGTGCATCCAAATCCCCTTATTTATGCCATAACTTAAAAGCCGCTGGCGTGAAAGGTTGTTTGTGGCTTTGTTAGTTTGGTCGCGTGCGATCATGCGGGCGCGTCTTTCGGTAACGCCAAACTGTTTATGTAGTTCCTCGGTCATGCGTGCGAGGTCGTGCCCTGCTTCGATATTGCGTAAAACAATGCCCTCGACCTGCGTTAAACTTTCGCGGGCGATTGACTTTATCAAGTTCACGTTTTCCTTGACAATGGCTTGGAAGGTCTGCCGTTCCCGTTGGCTCATGTAGGAAAATTTAAGATTAAAGCCAAGCCCCGCATCCCGCAAAGGTTTTGTTTGCTGGGCAAGGTTGCCTGTCACATATCCGCGTATTTTGTTTACAAACCATTTCGGCAAAACGTCGGCAAGTTCGCGAAAGTTTCTTTCCCATTGGTGGAGCAGTTTCCGAAACGCTTTCAAAAGGTCATCGGTTGCGCTGTCGCCAACAATCCGGCTTTCGTTTGCGCGGTATTTCGCCCGCAACCAATAAACAACGCTTTTTTCCATTTCGCGAACGGCACGCTTTAACCGCTTCTCATATTCCTTTTCAATAGCGGCGGGCGGATATATAGGTTTCAATGTCCTTTTCATTACCTTTTGCCCTCCTATTTCAAAGGCTTTAGGTGCATAAGAATGTCATTTGGATTCTGTACCGGGTTTAATGGACGAACAAACCCGTTTGGAGCTATTGTATAATCGGGAGTTTTTCTAACCCCCGACTTTTGCGGCTTTGCGTGCGCTAAAACCTTATTTGTTTTTTCAATATCGGCTTTACTTGGGCGTTTAGGCTGATACCCCCTATTACAAGGGGGAGGCGGGATAATGCAAACAATAGCGGAAAGAAACCCTAGGCCGTATGCAAGCAGTAAATGCAAGCCGTTAGCTGTTTCCATTCATATCCGCCTCCATCGGTAACGCCATTTCGGGAAGTTCTATTTCCTCGTCCGCGTCGATATTTGCAAATCCGCTTTCTGGGTCATTCGCAAGCGCAAGCCGCGCCTCACTGCTCGAAATAACGCCCCTGTCTATCAAAGTTGCGTATGTATCAGCAACCGTTTTATTGCAACGCGCCTTTAGGTCGCTATCTTCATCGGAAAGCGGGACAAACTCAAAGGACAAAGCATCATCAACCGCTCCCTTGCTGTTTAGCTGTAGCAACTTGACAACGTATTCCAAAGGCTCACGGAAAAGCCTTTCTTGCAGTGCGTGGATATGGTCGTAGTGGTTTTTCATGTCGGCTTCGCCCGTGGAGTTAAATCCGCCCGGGGTCATGCCCCACAATTTGACCGTCGGTTCGCCAAACATAGCACTAACTATTTCCATTTGCTGTTTGACTATATCGGTCACGCCGCTGATAGGTGTAGAAACGTCCGCTATGTCCTCGGCCTCTTTGTCAACCGTCATAACGCCGTCGTTGTCGCGGTTCATGCTGAAATACTGAACGCGCCGCCTAATGTTGCCGCCGTCGCGCCCTGTCAGCAATTCTTGCATATCGGTTTTGAAAACGGTGCAAGAAAACTTTTGCAAAAGCCTTGAGGCCGCCGCGCTACATTCCGAAAACTGCCGGACATTTTCTGCGACGATCTGCGCCAAAGGCACGCCGAAAAAGTTGTATGCGGGCAACAAAAGCGTTGGCGGTTTATCTTCCGCGAAATACAAGAAGCGGCTTGCGTGTACTTCGCGCCCGTTAATAAGCCACGATTGCGGCACAAAATAATCTTTGTCGATAGGATTGAAGCAGGAATAACGCCCCGGCGCAATATATGTCGGCTCAATCAGTTTGAACCCTTTCAACGCGCCCTGTTTGAACGTGTCCGCATCCATGCCAAGCGGCAATTTCAAATCTTCGCCGCTAATGTCACCCACGTCAATATATGCAAGACAACCACCAAAAAAGCCGCACATCTGCGCGGCCTCTCGGAATAGCCTGTCGATTTTCAAGCGGGTCATTTCTGCCTCAATCGCGGCGGATGCTTCATCGTCCGTTGCTTCGCCATTATAGTTAAACTCAATCCATCGGCGCGTCATTTCGTCGGCGCGAAGGTTCACGCCCGCGCGGATGATTCCGTTTTGTGCAAGGTTGGAAAGTATGCCATAGCCCAAAAACTGCTGGAAGTCATACAGACCGCTCACCATGTTATAAACGCCGCACTGACGCAAAGCCGCATCGTGGATTTTTTTCATGCCGCTTTTGCCATAACCAAGCGAATCATAAGGCGAAGCGTCAAAGGCTTTTTGCGGACGCGCTAACGCCTGTTCAACTATTTTCATATTTTCCTTTGCCTTTGCCATGTTTTCACCTCATCATTAGGGCGGCGGGGTTGATTTTCATCTGTCCCCGCCCTTTTATCATGCCGTCGAGCGAATACCGTAGAGCATCAATACAATGGTTCCACGCGTCCACAATCACAGGCAAAATGTCGCCCGTTTGTTTATCTATCTTGTAACTGTAATGATTAAACTCGTCGATAGTGTGCCGACAACGGGGGTGGATAACTATATCCATGCTTTTTAGATATTCAATACCATCTTCAATACTGCCCGCCCATTTCTTAGCCCCTGAAATATGAAATCCTCGACGGCGCATAAAAGAAATGGTTTCAGGTCGCGCATTATCGGCTTTTATAGGCCAGTGCCGCGCCGTTTCAATGGAATCAAAAAGGGCGGGAGTTTCATCTAAATCAACCCCAACGCCCCAAGCCTCTTTGTCTATATATAAAGTTCTATCTCTAACATAACATCTTATCAATGCTGTCGGGTCTTGCGCGAATCCCCAATCTGCGCCGTGGTAGAATCGCGCCTCGCGCCATGTTTCAAATTCTTCGACGCGGAAGCGCCCTGCAAATATAACGGCGTTGCTGTGCTTTCTAACTTCCCCTTCCCAAATGTGGAGGTATGATTCATAATCCCGCGCCTTTAGCCATTCCATTTCACGTTTTAGCACTTCGGGAAAGTATGGGTTTTCGTCGTAGTTGACTTTGCGGACGAGCGCATCTTCCGGCGCGTTCAGCACGAACCTTTGATACGTTGGGTCTGATTCGTCAAGCGGATTGAACGTCAACCATATTTCGCTGTTCGGCTTTCTGATTGTCGGGATAAGAACGTCCCAACTTTCAGCCGATACCGCTTGCGCTTCTTCAACCCAACAAATATCAATACCTTCCATTGACTTGATTTCTTGCGGGTTAGACCGTAACCCCTTAAAGATTATTTCAGCGCCGCTTTTTACTCCGCGGATTGCGTCCCTCGTTATGTCGAAATATCCAGTCAGCCCCATTTCGTCAATCTGCGAACATAGAAGTCTGTGGACACTATCCGATATGCTTCTTTGTATCTCACGGGCGCATAATATCCGCAAAGGCCTTTTCTCAAACGCCGCCCGCCCCAAAAGAACACGGGCGCACGCCCAAGACTTGCCCGAACCACGCCCGCCGTATAAAACTCTATATCTTCTATCCTGCTCCCCAAAAAACTTTACATAGACGCGCGGCAACCTACTTTTTAATTTCGGCATCTTGTTCTTCCTCCGCGCTCAAAAAAATAACGCCGTCATATTCTGCTTGCACGGTTGCGGCAATCTGCGTTTCTTTTCTGTCGCGCCATTTGTCGGGAGCCATATTTTTAAGGGCAAAGATTAACGAAGTAGGATTAGGCGGCATATGTTTCTTTACGCGCCGCGTTTCTATCAAATCGCCGTCCCTGCGCTCCGTAATCACTTCTTCGTATTCGTACCCCTTGCCGCTTTTAACAAGCGCGTTTTCCAGTTCAAGGATTATAACTTCACGCCCCTTTTTTATGGCGTGTAAAATGTCACTATGGTCATTCTTCCATGTGCTTAAACACTTGCGGCTTATTCCCATGTTATGCGCTATTTGTTCTTCGGATAGACCAAGACGCGCCCATTTTTCAATTTTCTTTAGCCCTTTTTCTGTCATCCATTCTTGATATTTAGGCTTTGCCATAGTCTCACCGCCTTTCACGCATAATAAAAGCACCTCACTTTTGCAAGGTGCTTGTTTTGATTTACAGTGCTTTTCTTTTGTCCATAACTGCCTTTATCACGGCGAAGGTTGCATATTGCTTTGTTCGTAATATGTTATTCAAGTAAAACTTTGTTACCTTGTAATCTTTGCAGACTTTCAGCACTTCCCGCGTTATTCTTTCAACTTTCGGGTGACAGTGCGTACAAATCGGAATGAGATTGTCTTTGCTCTGGTCGTGCGTCAAGCGGTTAGGGATTATATGGTGAATGTGAATATTTTTTGTTGTGCCGCACATAATGCAGAATTGAACGCCGTCAAAATATTTATGCTTGGCAGGACGAAAGCCTTTATAGCACTTGTCGCCGTCGATCGTCATGGAGTCCCAATAGCACCGAGAAGAACAATAATTTCCCGACGCGTTTGTTGTCTTTCCGATTGACGATTGTTTGACCGTGAATGTTTTTCCGCAATATTTGCAAGTACGCTCTAAAATTATTCCCGCCTTATGTTCCTTCATGCACTCTTTAGAACAATAGGTTTTTTGATTTTCGCCTTTTCTGCTTGATATGCGACGTTCAAACACTTTCCCGCAATTCTCGCAAACCAAGGTTTCTCTAACGCGGGCGTGTCTTGCTTGTGGGCTTCCGCATTTATCACACATCGTTTTGCAGTTTAGTCCATTGTAAAACCATTCTCCGCATATTTTGCACGTTGTGAAGTGCCGATAGCGGCCTTTACATTCGCAAGTATAATTTTTCTTCGGCTTCTCAAACAACTCTTTCCCGCATCGTTTGCAAATCCACTTATCCATTATCACACCTCACGCCGCAATAATCACTTTTCTAATGATTATATTCGACGTAGCCTTTGATTTTCCTGCATTTCAAGGAAATTAAAATAAGCTCATTTGCATTTTTTCCCATTCTTCCTCACGGGCAAACCGTTCTTCTAATGCTTGCACCGACCAATTAGGCTTAAACGTGCGAAAAGTGTTTTCTTGCCACTGGAGCAACTTCGCCCAAAGTTCGGGAAAGTGCTTTCGCAGTTTCCGTAATTCGTCAAGCGATTTTAGTGGACAACACCAACACGAAACGCGGCGAAAAATCTCATACAAGCCGCCCCAGTCAAAGCCTTTTGAATAGCAATAATTCAAAGCGTCTTTTTCTGTCCAGCCCCATTCAATAAGCGGATAGCGTTTTTCATTATCACGCGCCCGCCCGCTTTCGTCTGCCGCTATTCCTACGCTCATAACGTAACTTTTGCCCGACAAGTGCCGCTTTACCATATCGCGCTTGAAATACGAAGTACACCAACGAATACGCATATCAGGGAAGGAATATCCCGTTCTTATTGTGCCGTCGCGCTTGTGTATCTCGTAATTCAAAAGCATATATTCATAATCATTTTTTGCCTTTAAGCGTGTCACTGGTCGCCCTATGTACTGTTCAACTTTATCAAGATGTTCGTACATTTGCGGAAATTCTACGCCAGTATCACAAAATATGATTTCATCAACTCGCATATTCAATTCAAGCATACGCAAAAGCATAGCCGTCGAGTCTTTGCCTCCGCTAAACGATACAACGTGCCATTCTTCCCCCGCCACTGCGTCAACGGCTTGGTCGTTCTTGCGCGGGTTATTCTTGTACGGCGTTAATTCTGCAAGCCGCTTTTCGATGATTTCCACGTTTTCACCCTTTCAAAATCAAAAGCCCGCCGGACGATGGCGGGCAATGGGGCGGGAGGAGAAAACCGCCCCTCATGCGGAAGAAATAAAACATTAGGAGGCGTGTAGAGTGTTCTTTGCACTCCTTCACGGTATTTATTATACCACTGTTTTTATAATTTCATTACACAAATGAAAATTACAACATTCCCGCAACTACCCCGTCACGATATAAACATATTGCCTTTATCCTTGCATAGTAAAACGACGGCTCAATATTAAGCGCGGCGCATATCTTGTCGCGCCTTATGCGGGCTTCATAGCGGCTTGGCATTTTGGGGCGAAGAAACACAAGGCGAAAAATCATATTGTCAATATCGTCAATGTTGCACCACTCACGCACTTCATGAATAACTTTCAGCCATTTTTCGGGGTTAAATATGCGCGTTTTATCTTGCAACGTGACGCAGTTTATTTCTTCGACGTTTCGCAACGCGGCGGCGGGTGTCGGGTCAGAAATATAACTGTGTCCGCTTGGTGCGCCGCCTGTATGCCCGCCCGTTCCAAGTTTAGCTTCTAAAACCGCATCTTGTATTTCGCGCTCATGCTGAAATATATACTCGACTTCGCCAACATCTACCCTGTTTCGCCTCTGCATCGGCATCGCCTCCTATCGCTCAATAGATAAAACGACTATGATAAACGCCACGATCAGCCCCGCCGCAAAACCCGACATAAAAGGCATGAAATTCTCAATCATTCAGCCGCACCCCTTTTCTTTCATGCGCTTTTCCCATGTTTCGCGGTCATTTTCTGCCGCGTCCGTTTCGTATGCCATCATGCAACGCATTGAAGCGTTTATTAAATGCGTGTCCTGCGTATCGCCTTTAAGATAAAGAATCAAGTGCCGCACCGCCCGCCAAACGTGTTCTTTCGCGGGAATCTCGCGCCAAGTTTCGCCCGGGTATTTTTCTTGTCCAGCCGTTAGCCCTTTTGCTATCTCGTCAAGCCAAGCGGGAGACAAATAGCGGTATTCGTTCGGCTCGTGTGCTTGCGGGTATTGCTTTTCCAATCTTGAATACGCTTCCGGCGTTTTGCTTATATCAAATTCCCCGCAACCGTGCGCCTCGGCGTATTTCCTCATTGTTTCGTTCTCGTTCATTTCCCACACGTTATGACACTCCATGCACTCAAAACTTTTTCCATCAATCTCCCAATATGCGACAGCCCCGCAATTCGGACATATAACCTCGCCCTCGTTCATTTCTGCGCCACCCCATTTTCGCAAAGTATTCTCGTCCATAACTACGAAGCTCATTTCTGCGCCTCCTTGTATGATTTAATAGCCGCGTTGTAGCTTTCGCCGCTATGCGTTTCTCCTAGTCCACTTCTAAAGCACGGCGGTTTTTTAGCGCATAGCCAAAACGCTTGACAAACTTTTCCGGCATTAGACAACGGTTTCGGCGTTTTCTCCACGATCTTCATGTATTTTGCTGTTATTGCTATTTTCTTTTGATTGTATTCAACCGCAAGCGGTATAAATTTTTCTTCAATCTCCACATTTAGGGAATCCAGTTCCTTTCGGTATTCGTCTAAATGCTTATGGACGTTTTCGTGACAACTCTTGCATAACGTTATTAGCGGCGGGCTTTCCATGTTTGCGTATGTTATATGATGAACGTTTAAATCAGTTGTTGCGCCGCAAATACAACAACGACGATGGTCTTTTTGTAATTGTTTTTCTCGCAAGGTTTTCCATTCCTCGGATTGTAGATATTCCCTATAAGCCTCGTCCATCTTGCGCCTCCATCGTTTCTAATAGTCCGCTTATATACCGCCGTTCGTTCTTCGCGTTCCGCTTCTCGTCCTGCAATCGGTCAATCAGCCGCGCCACTTGTCCGCGCGTCATGCGTTCTGGCGCGTACCATTCTACGTCGCTTTGCGTCTCGCGTATCAGCTCATACACGATTTCAAGCTGTAACCTCGTCGGCGGTCGTTTGTCCCGTTCCACTTTGCCCCGCCTCCCATTCGCGGTACATCTTGAAAAAATCTTCGCTACGCATTGTCACAAGCCACGGGCAACGGTTCTTTTTATGCGCGACTATCGGGATATTACCTCGCCCTTCTTCCGTCGCGTCGTTTATGCTTTGTTCCATAGCCTCGCGTATATTTAGGCGCTCGACATTTTTCACTTCAACGTGGATAAAAGGCAAGCCGATAACGTCCGCAATCTCACTTCCTTTGTCGTACATCTGACAACCGCGCTCGGCGTTGTAGCCCTCCGCGCGGCAAATGTCCCGCCATTGGCGCTCTGCCCTTGCGCCTTTATCTCTGCTATACTTCCCCATTTTCTTCATCCTCATAAAACCAATATTTAGGAACAGCTTCGATAACAAAACACTCGTCAAGTTCGTTCGAAAACGGGCATTTGCACTTGTCCATAATGTCATGATGTTTTTCACACCAATCTTTCAGCACATTTGCCGCGTTGATTGCGTCCTGTTCAGTCAAGACCCAACACCTCCCGTACTTCGTTATCCGTATATTCTTCCTCAAATTCAGGCAAAAAAACATCACGACTTGACGGCGTTTTCATACACGCAATAGCCCTCTCGACGCGAAACATTATCTCCTCTTTGCCCATCATTCTTGCGCCTGTGTAGCTTTTCTCCAAAAATTCAACGATAAAATCAATTTGTTCCTTCTCAGTCATGTTCCAACCCCCTTGTGCGTAAGAATGTTTCAAGCCACCAAGCCGACGGAATATCATGCCCTATCTTACAAACGCCAATACCGTTTCCCGAAACCATAGCAAAAGGACATTTACACGCGCCGTATTCGTCTTGATTATCATTACACCACCGCTCAACGATCAGCGCGGCTTGCACTACGTCCTCTCTATTCGCTTTCATTTTGCCGCCGCCTTTCGCTTTTTCCGTACCGCCTTTTCTATCGCCTTCTGCTTCGCCCTGCCCGTCTTACTTCTGCACTTAGGGCACGTCTGCGCTTTGTTCGTATCTTCGACTTCAAAGAACGCTAAACACTGGACACACCGCCGCCGTATCTTCATGCTACACCCTCCGCGA